GGAAGTCGTATCCGGCCCTGTACGCAAGGGAACATCACCCGAATCCCCAACAGCCAATGACTCCAACGGGAACAGCACTATAGCGAGCAGCACTGTTAAAAGTTTGAACGTGTTCATATGTTATTCTCCATTCTCGAAAAGATGTCGAAAACCTTTCGCGATGGTCGAAAAACCCATCACGGATGACGAAATAGGGGGCACCCGGAGGTGCCCCCAGTGGATTATGCCGTCACGTTGTTGTTCTGGATGTACCGCAGGATAAGCACGCCGGTTCCAACAGCGGCCCCGCTCTTGAGCCATATCTCAACATCGGTGGATCCAACATCCTCCCAAGCCCCCGCCGAAAGCGGGTCAAACCACGCCAAGGTGTTGATAGGGAGGTTCTTCGAATCCGTCAAATTGGTTGCCGCACTGGTTGTTCCGAGCGTTGTACTAGACCCGAATCCGACACTCGGGATTATCGTGATAGCAATTATCTGGCTGTTGGCTGGAACGACTATACCTGTCTTTACTGCCGTAGTCGAAGCTTGAACACTCACACTCTGCGCCATAACAACAGAACCAACATTTGCCAATTTGCCAACTGTAGTTCCAGTTGTAGCTAATACATTACCTGCCTTGATCGGACCAGTAAAAGTTGTAGTACCCATTTGTATCACCTCATTGCACACAATTACCTCGCCAGTCCGTGTGCTGTCTGATTAAGTCTGGCGAGATTGGTTTAAAAAAGATGGGGGGCATTCCACCCCCCAAGGGCATTTAATACCTAAGAAACATCACCACTACCAAAGATACCAAGGTAGTCACTAACGCCGAAGGAATATCGTTCCCTCGCCTTATAACGCACATTACCAGTATCGAAGTCTCCATCCATGCCAGTCGTAAGTGGGGCACGGGTGAAACCCTTCATACCATTAGGTACATCAGTGATGATGAACCAGTTGTTAGGGTCCGTAAGGAAGTTGTTTACACTATATCCCTGCGGAATCATGCCATTACTCTTAAGAGCATTCACATCGTTATCCGCAGTACCTGGCCGCTGTGCGGACTCAAGTGTACGGGTAGCTACGAACTGAAGCTCTGACGGAATAATTAGCTTGACTGGCTTCGCTGCAATGATAAGTCCACGTTCGTCTGTGAAATCACCTATATCAATGCAAGCTTGCTCAAGTGCAGTATCCGACAAGTCGGCAGGCACTGCGAGCATGTTGCTTATTGCTTGACCACCAATTCCAGTCCTTGAACTAAAGAGAGGTTCGCCATCACCAGCATTGAAGGTAGTAGTAGCTGCTGCATATCCATTAGCTAATGGAGATACAGCCTTCGTCTGCTTAGTATGACTCATCGCTCTAGCCAAAGCCTTGGTGTATCGTGCTGAAAGCGTTGCATAAAGATTATCTTCCACTGCTTCTTCAGTGATAGAGAACCCCATAGCAATAGTTTCATGCGTGTAACGAGCAGTGAAAGTTTCCTGTGCCGTGTCATAGGTAATAGCACTACCTTCAGACTTGACTGGTGCTTGATTGAACCCAGAAAGTTTCACTTCCTCTTCAAACGCTCTATCAGATGATTCCATCTCATAGATTGCTGTGTGTTGATCTTCATACTTGTTATACTCCAACCCAAACAAGGCGTTAAGGCCAGGAACAAGCTCTTTCATCATTTGCGCTCTAGAAATCGCCATTATTCACTCCTTTCCTTAGCCTAGTTCCACTGCATGGATTGCAGCAGGATTGAATCGAACCAATACAACCGGAGTGGAAGAATTTTCATTATTCCCATCCCTTAGTACATCAACTATCTGTAAAGCGAAAGTTCCTGTACTTGTAGTACTATTTGTAGCAGTCTTACTGGAATTTCCAGTTACGCTACTTCCGCCCGCTCCGTCTGCCACAGCAGTGAATGTTCCTATTTGATTATCTGCCCAGGCATTGGTTCCCTGGATAGAGAATACGTTATCCTGTGCTGGTGCAACAGTCACCCATACATCAGTGTTTGTTGCAGAAGCTGGATAATATTGTCCCCACTGTGGGGTACCATTGGAATCGGTCCATCTAGCACCAACGACAACACCAACAGATTTGTTGGTAGTACTCGGTGTGTCCATAGCCTCAATCCCATAGTCAGTTGTACCTGTCCCAAGAGTATACTTAACAGTATCGCCATTGAAAAGGCTAACTGTCCCAGTCGTTACAACTGAAACCCTGTATGGCAGTTCTAAAAATCCACCAGTATTGTAGTCTGCTCCAGGCTTTTTGACTGGTCTTAATCCATAAGCCATTTGACTATCTCCTTATTTAATTGGTGATAGCCAAGTAGTATTTCTACTTGCGTCCACCACCAAATGTTACCTCTGTCCTTTTCTCCGAATAAAGAGGCATCTTTTCATTCTCCTCTTTCAAGAAATTGCGATCAACGCCTTCCATTTGAGCATCGTTCAAGCTTTGTATATATGACTTTTCTTTCAATGCTTCTTCTCTACTTCTCTTGCAAAGAAGCATTCCACCAACTTCTATATTTCCTTCAAAGTTGGAGTTTATATCAGACATAACCATAAGCTCTGGATGATCCTCAGTCTTACATGCAACCCACCCACTTCTGAATCTCTGAGAGACATTCTTATTGTCAAGCTCGCCTCTTATAGAACTCCTTACCCATCGGAAAACATAACCTTCCTGTGGGTCTGGAACCGGAAGCAACTTCGGTGGACTCCAAGGTTTTTCACGTTGTACACTTTCTCTCGTTTCGGTTTTTCGATTATCACGTTTTTCTTCAACCATTTAATTCTCTCCTTGCAGCAGGTTCATTTGCCTAGCATATTCTTCTAGTGGGACGCCAAGTCTTTTTGCGAGGTTGACTTGATCCTCGGTTAACCGCACTTTGCGTCGGTTGCCAGATGTTCTTTTAGCTGGCGCAACGACGGATTGTCTGGGTTGTTTAGCGGTTGCCCCCGGTGGGCTTTGATTATCATCCCCAAACTTGTCAGGAAATTGTTTCCTGACCCTACCATTTATTTCTCCGTAGTATTCATCCCTATTGGCTACTGGATCTATACCACTGTTAATTAATTCATTGTGCACACTAAGAGCATAACCCGTCAATGCTGGATCTTTTCCATACCAAGGATTATTCTCTTTCCACTTCAAGGCATATTGGTCCACCTCTTGCACCTGCCCTTGAGGAAATTCTTGAGCTTGAGCTTGAGCTTGAGGTTGAGCATTTTGCAAATCTCCCTGGAACTGATCTTGCCCACTATTGGGTACGTATGAATTCGCAACCATACTCTCATAGTTCACTCTCTGGAGATTCTCTTGTGCTCTAGTGAAACCCTCCGCATCCCCCTCTTCAAAAGCTGATTTTGCCTCCTCTCTAGCCTTTTCTAATTCAATAGTATTCTTGGCTTTAAGTTGGCCTACCAGAACTTCTTCTCCTCGTTTTACAAGTTCCTGAAGAGACTGTGCATACTTCAATGCTTCATCGCGCTCACGCAATGCCGTGTCCTTGGCCCTACGCTGCTCATGAAACTCGTACCTTAATCTATTTATTCGCTTCTTTACCTTCTTGTCAACACCATCAACCTCGGAATCAAAGTCCTCGGAATCTGACGAAGCTTCGGTCCTAGGCGAAACCCTGTCTTCTTCTGGCCTAGCATCTACTATCTCAAATTCTACCTCTGGTTCTTCCTCTTCCTTGCCGACCTCAACTTGGGTAACTACGTTTCCCAGCAAGTCGTCTGCTCGTTGCTCATTCATGCTCTCTCCACTCCTCTAGGATCTTGAATCACCGCTTCTATAGTGTCATCGTTGATTATCCTAAACTCCTTACCCTTAATTTTAAGCCTTGTTCCTTGGTAAGGACGTATGAGGACGAAATCACCTTCTTTGCACCAAGGTCCATCTGGAAATCTTGCGGTGTCCTTGTATGCAGTCGGGCCAACCTTTAATACCATTGCGACTACAGTTGCGATTGACTCACGATCTCTTGTATCATCTGGTATAAAAATGCCACCATCAGTCTTGTCTTCCAATTCTATTGGTGTTACCAGAAGCCTATACCCAACTGGTTCGGGCAATAATTTTGCCCTCTCCTTCTTGCTCTCTCCCATTTCTTCTCCATACTATACAACTTGTGAATTTGCCGGAATCTCTGCACCGTTCTGCTTCTTCAGCAAGTCGTTTATAGTAGTTTCTACATCCTCCAATGTCGTTATCTGACCAACAAACTTTGCATAGTCCTCAAACGACTTTGCGTTTCCATGAATTAATCCATGTGTCAACGAATTCCTTCTCTCCACTATCACTCTTGTTAACTCTTCTATCATCTATACTCCCCCTAGGGTTTTCATTTCTTTAATCTTGTCTATACCAGATAGTAACATCTTTATAGACTCAATGCTAGCCCTAGCCTCATCTACTTGATTTTTATGATCTAGGTCCTCAACCCTGCCCTGCTCGTCGAGAATGGTTGACAGTAACTTTATAGCCACTTCAACCTTTTCTAACTTGGCAGAACTTGTCTTTACTTTAGCATCAGTTATTGTCTTAATCTTGTCAAGCTCTGATGCATTCGCTTTTCCCTCTATATCCGACATAGTTCTAATCGAATCCAATTTGATTCTCTCCTTAGACTCTTCGATTCTCCTTTGGAGATCCTGCTCCTTGATTGCAAGTTCCCTCTGCTGCATCTGAACAAGCGGGTCTTCAGCTTCCTGATTTGCTTTTATGTTCTGTTGCTCAGCTATACTACTTTGGAGAGTCTTGCTCGCAGCCTCTGCTATAACCTTTGAGAATGAAGTTTCTACAGACTTAGGCATAGGTTTATCCGGGTCAGGCATAGGCATACCAAGGTTCTCTTCTATTGCTCTCCTGTATGCATAGGCAACATGTTCAGTTACATGTGCTGCCATCGCTGCTTGTATAGCAGGTGCAGCGGGAGATCTTGATAAGGCACCCGTTAGCTTAGGATCTTCGGCTGCTGACATATGTGCAATTATATGAGACTCATGGTCTTGCCACATGAAAACCTTTGTTGGCTTTCCCATGATTATATTCATATTCTCAGTGGCTGGATCTCTTGGCTCCTCATCCTCCGCTGGTGGTATGATCTCGTCTATGTCTGGCACATTCATTGCTGTCAGCATTTGTTTATGTATTTTTCTTATGTCATATATCTCAGGCTTCATTGAAACTAGCTGCAAGACGTTCTGACTCTGCATGATCCTCTGGGCCATAGTTGACGCATTGGGGTCAGATACTGGTAAGATATCAACCTGTAAACTAAAATCTTCAAGTTTCTTATTAGTATTTGCCCCTATGTCGTAAGGATATTCTTCTGACTCAAAGTCTCTTATTACATTCGAAAGAAGATTGTACTCCCTTCTCGCCGAGGTATGAAGCCTGGCGAATATAGCAGTCATGACCTTCATTGTTCGCTCTATGATTGCCAGAGTCGTGCCTACAGGTGCTTGATTATTCATCTCCGAAGCTTGTATGTCGTTAAGGGATGCGAATCTCCTGCCGTCCTCAACCATAGACTTCAATAGCTGGAACAGTACCATGCTAGGCTCTTTGTACGGCAATGGGAATATGTTATCTCGGATACTCCCGCCACCCACATCAACATCTCTCCATTCTGCGGGTGCTATCGGGGTATCATCTCCCTGTATACGCATACCCTTCGCCTTGAGACCGCCGGGTAGATTAGACAACACACCTGCGTCAACAAGCTGTTGCAATATTGATGTAGATGATTCTGCTATACCGCCAACAAGATGAGTGAGGCCGAAACCATAGAAACCTGTTCCGGGTACATACTCATATTGAACAAAATGATTCCTTTTAATCTTCTTATCATCATCCTCTTCCCAATTCCTTCTAATAGATAGGACCTTGCTAGAACTCAAGCAAACAGTTACTATATATGGAAGCCCTATGCCAGTACTATCGCCCCCTTCATCGGTGTCCTCGTAGCCGTAAAGATCATATTCACAGTGATGCTCAAGGAGTGTCAACCTGCCGTCATTATAATCTACAGGGTTAGTTCCGTTAAGCCTATCCTTCTCCCTCTCTATATCAGACTGGAAGTTTATAGGATCTGTCATTCCTATATCTCTGTAGAAACCCTTTGCTACTAGCTTCTTGAAGTCATTTTCGTAGACCTTGACAACATGGGTTACCCTCTCTGCGGTGTCGAGATTCTTAGCACCATAATTAACGACAAGATCTTCAGCAGGTATGAATTCGGAAACTGGTTTGTCTCTTATATGGTCATAATATACCTTCTTGAAAGCAGAACCAGTAACACCAAGGCCGAATAGCATCTTCTCGGTCTCTGGCCTGTAGTCGCTTAAACGCTCAGTCAAGGTATAATTCATGTAGTCCTTGACTCTATTGGCCTGCGCGAGCTTATCTATGGTCTGAGTGCCAACTATCTTGACCTTGACCGGGCCATCTGCTGGCATAAGTTCAGTTATAGCCTGAGACTGGAATCTAACAACTGCCTCAGATATCAATGGATGTATTACGCTACAAGCGCCTTCCCACGGGTCATTCTTCTCCTTGGCATCGAACCCGAGGTACTTCAGGCCACGAACGTAGGAGTCTGCCCAGTCTTTTCTGGAGTTTACATCGGAATTGTACTGTCCTATAATATCAGATGCGAGAGTATCTAGTTCGTTCTCGTCAATGGATTCTGCTAGGTTTGCCCCAAACCCATCGTCTATTTCTATCTCTATTACAGCACCTCCATCTAAATCTATCAATACGCCACCATCGGCCTCTTCCAATATCGAAGGGTCCATCGGGGCCTCTCCAAGCTCGATCTCAGTTATGAGTGTTGGGCTTACATCTTGACTGTATATAAAAGGCTCTGCTGTCTTATCTATAGCCACTAATAATATTTCCTTTTACGTCTTTGTCTGAAGGCAACGTCGTTCTCGATTTCATCGTCATCTGTTTCCAGCCTAATGAAACCGCCCTGTCTAAATCTCATCAACGCCTGTGTTCCGCTATCCACGTAGTCATCATGGTTGCCATTCGGGAACTCTGCAAATTCATGCATCACCTTCTCGGCCCACCTCTTATTTGGCCTATGTACAATGCCACTTGAAAACATGTCACTGATGCTGTTTACCCTAACAATTTTATCTGGAGTTTTCTGCCCCTTCTTTCCCCTGGTCGGGGTGAACTCGGTACACATTATTCCTGCATTGCGTAGCTCTTGTATCAACGGTTGACCAGATCCTCTATTCTCAATCAACAAAAGATCTGGTTTCCACTTCTCAGTATACTCAAATTTAACTCTCTGCTTCAATTCTGGGAATTCCAAGTACGCATCCCATGCATCGAGTAGCATTATGCTGTCTATTGTTGTGCCAGTTTCTGCGTTCTCTTGTTCAAAGATGCCCCAAACAGTGCATGCCGTTGGGTCATTCTTCGTGTTTTTGGTGAAAGCGGTATCAAGCGACATTATGATGTACTTGACCGGCGGTGGGTCTCCCTCCCACAACTGCCACCACTCCCGTTTCACCAAGGCCCCCTCTTCTGCCGATGGATTTTGCATGTACTGCGCCATCCACTTGCCCACAGGGAGTTCGGCCTTTAAAGATAGTAACAACTCCTCTGACCAATATTCAGGCCATACTGGATTCCCAGAAGGGAGTAACGCGGGAAATTCTATTAGTTCCCATTCATCAGTTCCCTCCCTTTCTAGTGAATCCTTTAATATTTTTCCTGTCAAATCATTCTTATGCCACCGGGTCATCACGATAACAATAGCACCGTTAGGCTGCAACCTCTGCCTTGGACCCGATGTAAACCATTCGTGCACCAAATCAAACGACTTGGAATCACTCCCATACGCATCCTGCTCCGAATGGGGGTCATCGATTATAAATAAATCAGCACCCCTACCCGCTATAGCGCCCCCCACGCCAATCGCAAAGTACGAACCGCCTTTGTCAGTATTCCACCTACCAGCAGACTTGCTGTCGCTACTAAGTGCGACATCTGGGAATATTTTTTTGTACTCGTCACTATCTATTAAGTTCCTAACCCTTCGGCCAAAACTCTGTGCCAACTCTGCCGTGTGAGAAGATTGTATTAATTTCTTATCAGGGTATTTGCCAAGAAAATAAGATGGCAATAACCATGAAGCAAATTCCGACTTGGTATGCCTTGGAGGCATGTTGACTATAAGCCTCTTCAGATCACCATCGACTATTCTATCAAAAGCATCGGCCATTATCTTATGATGATGACCAGATATAAATTCAGGCCATATAGCTTTTGTGTATTCTATAAAGTCCTTAGTGGTTAAATCCCTGAACTCACGCTTATCGAGTTCCGCCAGAAGAACGAGAACTCTCTTGGCATCATACTCGTTAAGATTTTGTAGATTATTGTATATCTTTTCCCTTATCTGAGTTTGCAAAATTCCCCTCGGGTAAACCTATTCACCATATATTTTAGCACTAACTATTTAATTTGTCAACTTAGTATCTTATTTATATCAAGAGACTAGGCTCAGTTCAATGCCAAAGGACATATTGTGTTATCTACATTAACCGAAGGGGGAGGAATGCACTTCCTAGGGGAGAGGGACGGAAATACACTCCTGCCCCCAACGGTCGTTTTTTAAAATATAACTAAGACTCCTCATCATTCGGTATATCCCAATAACGATCAACCCACCACAGGGGAATTTCCCCAGGGGGTAGTCCTTGGACATGCAAGTGGTTTCTATGGTACAGCGGCCAAAGACCCAGGGAAATAGATATAATGCAATATTGCTGTTGCATGTCCCTGCCAACGCTGTCTTCAGTTCCATAGTCCCTAGCCATGCCAAGTAAGTGCTTAGATTTTTTGTCACCTCCTGTTTTCTTGTTTCTAGCGACAGACCGCTTACCGCTAGTCTGTGAGAGTTCTGGAAATATTCTCTCCAGCCTCCTACACGCATAATCAAACTCTACCGGAGACATTGGGGTTCTCCCATCATACACATCAGTCATCCCTTATCTCATCCAATGCCTCACAGAGCAACTCAACCCTCCCCATGTACTCAATGATGCCAGGACAACACTCACCGGCGTCCATCAACTCAATGTACGCAGACTCCGATGGGGCAGGACATGGTGGGACAGGTGGCCCCCCGGATGTATTACATCCTATCACGCCAACGAGACCGAATGCCATCAATCCCAGGTATTTTACTTTGGAGTTTCTGCAGAACCATAATAGCAGACTTCTTGTCAATACTATTCCTCCTCGATGACTCATCACTCTTCCCCCCACTAAAGGCATATCTCGCCACAAAAAACAGACAAACTACCGAGAATAAAAAAGACCCTGCAACATATAGAATAGAGTCCATTTCACTCCAATTCCAATAGATTGTCAGTGTCTATGTAGTTCCACACATACGAAGCTATCTGTATGTTATCTATAATCATAGCTATAGGCACACCGGACACGATAATTCTACCTGTGTCTGGGTCAGTTATGTCAACAATACCATCTATCGACAGATCGACTATATCCTCAAATGAATCAACTTCAGATCTCATTTAGAGCCTGCCTCTTCTCCGAATAGAATACTCTCCTCTATTGCCATCCTCATATCTCTCCCTCTGTCCTTGCAAGACTTCTTCCTAGCAGGCTCTCGCCCTGTCTTGTCATCAGCTATCTCTCTCTCCAACTCCTTACGCCTACACTTCTCAGGTGTCTTCCTTTCCCTCATTGCCCCTCTTCCTATTATTGTCAGATATGCCTATCTTATCATCATACTCTAAAATTATAATTCTAACTATTGAAGCAAACTGTTGGAATACAAACATCACTAAAAGAAACACTACTAAAAAAGAAAATAGTTTTGAAATTTCAAATAGTATACTTGACAACCCAACTATCGGCAACAGGATGAATGTTAGAACTTGTGATTCCAGGACTATCTCTGGTCCGAATACAATGTTCCACATAGCACACGCTACGAAGAAAGAAAAAGAAATATCCAGTAAGCCCTCTCTTCTCATGTTACTACCCTCCCTCTCCTTTGGCACATATTGTAGCAGAAATATACTTATTTCGCATTGTCTGTATTGGATCTTAGACACCAAATCAAGTATTTATCACTATTCACCAAGTATTTTACAGAAAAATGGAACAAAACAGGCCCAGCCGGTGTCTAAGTACAAAAACGATTAGAACGAAAACAAGAGATAACAAGAGTTAGAGAGTTACAATATGTTCAAGTCATTGAAATATATTGTTTATTCGCCTCCCAAGGCGGATAAACAGTCTTGAGGTTAGTAATACAAGACAACACTGACAAATGGTTGGGGAAACTACACTGACATATAAATCAAGTATAGAGTGTAAACAGTACCCTATCTGAGTTTTTAGATTTTTTTGCTAAAAATTTTAGGTGAAATTTTTTTACTGGGGGTGGTAGGGGTAAGGATGAGAATTTTTAGTTATTTCGTCTGTCTGGAATCGGAGTGTAACCGCCGCTAGGCGGAAAAAATAAAAAGGGGGTCCCCCCCCTTAAGCAAATTTTGGGCAAAGGAAAGCCCCTATCTAGAGACGCTTCCTAGATAGGGGCTATTTAGTTCTAGATCAACTCGAAACTAGCGGGTGATTTTCTTGCCAGCTTCCGAGTTAAGCTGCGCCTTCACTTCTGCCATGAAGTCGGTCCCTTTAGTCAATGGAAAGGCCCCCTTGAATTTGCGTTCCCCAGCAAATAGCTCGCAGACCGTCCTATTGAGAACAAAGCCTTTCATGCCACCGTGTACGCTCTGATTCTTAATGTAGAGCCTAACCTTCTGGGGTCCTTCGGGGTCATGCCTCTCTACAGGAGTTTCCTCGATGCTCCATTTCCAGTTAGTGCTGGAACAGATCTTGATGATTTTCTTCATGTCCTTGTCAGCAGCTTTCTCAAGATCTTGTTTAGCTACGAATTGGGCAATAAGGTCATTACGTTGCGCTTCGCTCAAATTGTCGATCTTGATCATCTTTTCGCTAGCCATTGTCTTGTTTCTCCTAAAGTGCCCCGAAGTAATTTTCGGCGGCAGAGACAGTTAAGCAAATATTGCCTAGATAGTCAAGGATTTTATACCCCCCTAGGGTATATTTTTCCTAGTGCCCTTTATGGGTAATTTTCCCACGTTAAGGTGAGATAGTTAGAATCGGATCTTTTACTTAAACATTTCACCCCCCTACTAGAATAAACTAGTGCAGTTAACCTTCAATCTAGTGCAGTTAACCTAACTACTTACCGTTAGGTTTACAACACTTACAACCTTTCCATCCAAGCTTCTTAACCAATGCTTCATGATGAAGCCTTAGTGACTCAACCCTTGCATTTTCTTCAGCTTGAGTCCTGTTCGCTTGTTCTTCCATGTGAGCATAATACTCTTTTTCTGCCCAACTGTTATAACTATCTGAGTCATATCCTGTAGCGATTGAACTAACGGGAGAACCTTGATCCTCTCCCATAAGATCTTTATAAAAAGAGTTCCAATCCCACACGGGTTTACCTATTACCATTTAGCTATTTCCCTTTCTTTTGCTGGTTTATAAAGTTTGGAATATCAAGCTTTACCTTGAAATTCAAGGGAGGAAATATTTGTTTGATCCAAGTTCATTGTCAATGGTTAGCCTTATTGCTTTTGCTAGATGCGGCCTTAGACCTACGGTGTTAAGATCATGAAGAGCATCGTATACTTTATCAAGTGCCTTGTCCATATCTATTTCATCTAGACACTTGGAACATTTCCAGCATCTATTTCCGCGTCGGAGATTCATGTCAAAGGGTGAACATTTCTTTTCTTTAGTAACAGACTTAGCATCTACCATTTAACTGTCTCCCTTTGTTTTGTTTAAAGAATGCCGTCCACTCCCTAAACATAGCCGATCCGCCAGACTTGTCAACCCCCCTTAGGATGGTCCTTAGTTAAGGCTT